TGCATATGCCTGGCATAGTATCTCCTTAACTTGGGTTCAATTGTATCTGACTACCGTTAAGTGTGGTGATACCAGTTGATGTGTGTGTCCAAGTCGTACCAACGGTTCCTGTCCAAGATGAAGCCACGGTTGTAGTCAGTGTTGATTCTGTCTTTAGTGTCATAGCGGAAGCGGATTTCATGTTCAGTGTAGAACCAGACTTGACTGACACGATACCCGATACAGTAGTAAGGGCCATATTTGTTTTCGCACTCATCTTCACATCAGCCAGCGAGGTGATAGTATAATTACTAACGATAGACCCATCAAAGTATCCGTTGATCGTACGGCTCTCGTTCTTCTCTATTAGAGTATCAAAGTCCTCACCAACATAGCCCTTGACATTGTTCTTGATATTATATGAATAGTTGCCTCGTATCTCTTCCTCACGGTTTCCACCAGACTCGCCTGCACCAACCTTAATCTGTTGGTTCTTATGTATTCGTTGAATGTGACTACCTTCAATCTCCTGTATGTAATCACCCCTGATTAACTCTCGTTTCGTTCCCTCTATCGTGAGGTTTACATCGCCCGAAATCAGGACGTTTGAACTGCCTGCAATAATTTCGTAGTTGTCGCCAATCACCTTGACAACCTTAGTGCCGTCAGGGTGTATCTCCTCAAAGCTTCCAGATTTATGTTCACGATGTAGTCTCTCTCCGCCAGGAGTGTCATCGATCTCCATAAGATGGCCTGACTCAGACTCAAATACATGATTGTAGGGGTATTTGCCTGAAATATAGGGATTGGCATCTTTCTTGAGGCCTCTAGGGTGCGGTTCATCCCATGTTGGGCCCAAATCATCAACCTTGAGATCATCCGATACGGACTTCAGATTTGGCTTTGCAGCCGTAATAACTTCAGTACGTTTGAATTTTCTACGGCGAACTACAGCACCATGATCTTCCGCTTTATTCCCTCTACCAAGACGGCTGGTATCGGATTCTCCTACGGTATGTCCAGAGTAACGACCAAATGTGCCTTGCTCTTCGTCTTCGGTGTCCACACGAGCACCCAAAGGATAGGGGCCGTACTCACCATAATCGTTTGGGTTTAGACCACCAACTGCATAATACTTGATACCCTGATCATTGACTTGAGTGGACTCCTTATGTCGAGGATCATTAAACCCCTTAGAGAAGTCAGCGGAGTTTTTCGGAACGCCTGGCAGAGTTCCTATGATTGTGGGTTGTTGTTTTTCTTCTGCATCACGAAAGAACCCCACAACCCAAGTTCCTTCGACAAGAAAAGACGGGCTATTGCCCATGCCGTGCATGGCTGGGTCTGTAGTAGGATGCATTACGTGAGCCCAAGGTAAATCGCTCGTGGGCAGGGCGGTAAGGTTGGGTGTATGAAACCCTACGCACCTAACACGCACTCTTCCTAATTGATCTGGATCATTTCTATCTTCAACTACGCCAACAAACCAAACAAAACCGTCAAGCCCCATATGCATTTACATCTCCAATCCGTATAAAACTATTTATAACGGATTAGTGTAAGTCGGGATCACGGCCTAATCGTTTTGCCTCAGGGGGTAGAGTGTTATATTCTTCGAACTCAGCGATAACTCCCTGATCAGCGTACATTTGTACAATCGTCTGTGCCTCGTCTTTGTTACCGAGGTCTTCAACCAGAATTTCCTTCGTAATAATACGGTATTTCTTCATGGTAGAGTTTATTTAGTGAGTTTGATGTTTCCAGCCACTATAACTCGCTCATAATTCGTAGTTTGTGGTTCTACACTGTGATATAACCAGCCTGGAAACAGAATTAGATCGCCAGGGTCAGGAATGAACCTAAATCCAGCGTCATCAAAGCGCAATCCGCTACAACTGTCTGATACATTCGCATAGTACACCCATGACCAAGGATGAGGCCAGTGATCATGGCTCTTGGTGTAGTCTCCCTTGCGATATATGTTACCCCAACAGTCAAATGGTTCCAGAGAAACCTTATGAGGACTGTTCTCTATGGCTAGAGCCACTGCCTGATCGGCAATTTTTGCAAAGGTCGGGTCTTTCTTGTGCATAAACCACTGTGTCATCTGGGCTTTGACGTTAGTTTTCCGCATCTGCTCGTCACCTCGTTTCATTATGATATTCTTTACGTCATAATGGCCGATATTTTTGCTTATTACAGGATATCGTGCGGAAAATTCTAAGGCGTCAGGGTGATTTCGTATTTCCATAGTAACCTTTCTCCTCTGCATACCAATACCAACCAGTGGCAATGTATTTGGACTTGTCATGTACAGGATTTCCTCGATGCTGAAACATCCAAGCCGCTGGCCATACAACACCTAGACCTTTTTTTGGAGCCACTCTTATGCTGTCATATAGAAACTCTGTCTCGCCCTGTCCTTCGGGTATATTGTTGAGGTATATAGTCCACACCAGAGCCCTGGCACAGTTCTCCCAATGAGATACCTCACTATGAAAGTTATGAAACCCACCACCAAAGGGCCTAGTGCGTTGTATCTTGTTCTCTGGCATACGCAGCCTCTTTTTGCCACGATTGACATAGGGAAATCGTTCCATATAGGCCTCTAACATACTTCGCTTTGCGTTCTGTAGAGGTATCCATAAAGGACTGTCCTTCGGCAGCCACTTCTGTTCATCTCTACGACTCTCTCTTGTCGCTTTCACGGTTTTGGCTACATCATCATATCGATGCCACTCTACGAGAGAGTCGCACTGGTCATGTGACAACACGTTATCAAACGACATAAGAAAAGTTTTTGAGTTCATAGGTCTGCCCGATCCAGATTGCCTGCAATCATAATACGTTCATCGTCCACTTCCTGTTCTGGAACATAATGAAACAACCATGCAGGCCATAATATCATCTGTCCTGTCTTCGGAACCACCGCCATGTCCTCATGTGCCACCACACCGTCATCAATACCGTTGGAAAGAGAACTTCTTTCCACCATATTTGGAAATATCAGTGGTGGATGGCTCTCATCACCCTTTACACAGTAGGTATAAGACCACAAAGAAGGCCAATGTGTATGACTGTTACAGGAATTACCTTTACCATAGATCAGACCCCATGATTCCGTGATGGACAGCGGTACTGTTTCGGGCTCTCCTTCGGGAGTCGTTCTCTTGGCAAGTGGAACCATAGATGCAAACCCTATGGCTGCTTCACCAATCAATCGAAAGCTCTCATAATGGTCATGCATGTCCCAACGAGTCATCAGGCACTTGGCTTCGGTACGATTTTCGTACTTGTCGCCTGCCTTCCGTATGGCTTTCTCTATGTACTCGTTAAGAACACCGCCATTGGTGGGATCAGCCACCTCTTTGACCTTTACAGGAAAGGGCTGCAGAAAATTAGGCCAGGGTTTCGCCTTTTTCGAAGGAGAAACACTCGCCGCAAGATCACTCAGACGGCTCATAACTCATCACCTCATCCATAAAGATGAACGCATAGCCTCCTCTCTTGGTTTCGATCTCAAGAAAGACGGTTCCAGCGTTCTTTTCCTTTACAGGAGTCCACTTCTTCATCTTTTTTGACCAGTAGAGGGCCACGCCGTCCTTGAGACGCATTTCATCATACGAATCCATCTCACTGGCAACATTTACGATTGTACCCTTTCGAGGCCGTCCGTATTCAGTTGCGTACTCCACAATGTCACCGATATTATACTCCATACTTAAACTCCTTGGCCGCAGCCTCTTCCAGTTGTGCCATGACCTCTTCCGTAAAATACTTCTTCGGGTCATTGTTAATCGTCTTACCAAAGGTTTTGGTGCCATCTGGTAGTTCGATACGTGTGGATACACTCTTGAACACGCCATGTTCCAGTGCAAGGTCAAGAAGACCATAATATCGATCAAGGCCTTTCTCATATAGAAGCCTCACATCCACCATTTTGTTCTCTACCGTCAGGCGAGACTTGTGATTCTTACAGTGAATGATATTACCGATAACCTCTGTACCGTCCTTTTCTTTTTTCTTGGAAAGATAGACAATAGAAGAGGCTGCATACTTGAGGCCACTGCCTCCACCCATCTCTTTGGTCGGAAACATGGAGCCTACCACATCATATGTGTGATTTGTGATCACCATCGGAACTTTCGCTCGCCCGAGCTTCAATGTCAGTACACGAAAGCAGGCTTTCAGAACTTGCGCCCGTGTCATGTCTCTTGTTTCCTTGCCATCAGAGGTATCTTCCACCTCTTTGGTGGTACTCAGCATACCCAGAGAGTCCAGACAGAGAAATAGAGGCTTTCGGTCGGCTTCGTTCTGATCCAGATAGGAGTCCAGAACCTTGAGAGCCTGTGTACGAAACTCCTGTACGGTTGTGACAGGAAAGACCACCATTCTTTTGGGGTCAATACCACGATCAATCACCATTTGTTTTGTAATTGCGCTTTCACTCTCAAAATACACAACGCCCGCCGAGGGGTCGGCTTCGAGAAACGATTTTACGATACCCATCAGAAAATAAGTCTTACCAGTTGCACTTTCGCCCGCCAGAGCAGTGATCTTATTGGCGGGCAGACCACCATTTAGAGAACCGCTAAGGAGGCCATTAAGAATGAAAGAACCAGTGTCAATAAAACTGTCCACATCACCAGCTTCCACGCCGTCTTCAACAACCGAAGCATATTCGTTACCAGTATCTTTGATAATTTTTTTAAGAAAGTCATTATTTGTCGTCATCGTTTCGATTTACTCCATGAAAGAAAGATACAGGGGTATCGACCTCAAATAGAGGCTCCCTTGTATCGGTTAAGTCAGCATACTTCGCTGAGTTTTCGGGGGTGGGGGCTTTCGCCCTCAGTTTCGCAAATACATCGTGTACAGATTGTATCAACTCAATCAATTCCGATCTATCACACGAATTATTACTTACATATGCAGAGACAATCTCTGCTACTAAGTCAAAGTCATTATCCATATCAATATTCCATTCGCCATGATGGCTACTGCCACCGCATTTACAACAATGAGTGCCCTATCATTCCAGACAATAGATACCCACAACCAGCCAGCCACTCCGATAGCCTGTAAAATCATATTCCAAGGAAACAGATCATTCGTAGTGGCGATCATTGCGAATATTAGCACAATAGAGGAAATCCACTTAATATACCACACCAGAGGCTGATGTGATTTAAGTGGAGTAGAAGTCTTTGTATCATGTACCATATTGTTGTACCATATTGTTAAGTTACTCATTGCTTTACTATACACGGTGTATTCGGGTTTGTCAAGGGAAAAATTAGCTCTCTGGATACTTAGTGCATTTATAGATTATAAAAAGTTCTCCGTATTGAAAGCTAAAAAGGGGGCCGGGGGGCCTTATACTCTTCGAGTCCCTACACCGCACTTGGGGGGACTCGCCGTCACTCAATTTCTCCTGCCTCATAGCTTTCCCATAGTGACGGTATGGTACTTGCGGTTTTCGTCCACTGCGAGCTCTCAACGCCTTATGTGTGGACTACTGAGGTAACTCTCACTAATTCATGAAGCCCTCCTGTGGCTAATAAGACGAGAGACACGCACCCCGCTACCCACTCTAGGGAACTTTATCAGCGGCCAACCATCCTTAACTCTCATCATGCCTTATAGTACCACAGTGATGGGGGGTTTGTCAAGCATTAATTTAGCCAATATATTGGCCCTCGCAGGGGCTCTAAGCCATTCCAGCAGGGGCAGCATAGGCAATATACCCCATATGGCGGGCCAAGTCAAGTCCCTTTTCCATAAATCTTCGAAGAATGTGAGAGAAATCCTGTTAGAGCGCAGACTTTAATCAGCACTCGGCCATGTTTATTTTAGCCTTTTTATTGCTTCTCCGCATTACTTCTTTGTTCTCTATAGTATGTCAGATAATACTCAAAACTCTCTGGATAGTTACGTGGATGCGGTATGGGCGTTTCGAAAAACTTCTCTAATTCTTTTCTTATGTACTCTATGTCAGGCATACGACTCTCCGTGCCAATATTGCATGGTTTCTTTTGTTCTCATGACTACATGATACCGTATAGTGTCGCTATCGTTAATTACAGAGTGATATTGACTTACTCTTATTTTATATACATCTCCTGGCGTGTATGGTACGAGGCCACTCGGATATACTCCAAATCGGCATCCTTTCGGGTAATTGATTGACATATTATACAGCCATTCCTCTGTAAAGGTGCTTCCATCAGGGCCGACCTTTGCACTGGCATGATTATGTGGAAATATACACCCCCCTGGCATGAGTAGGCTGATCTCTGGTTTATGATAGAAATCGGCTCGATTCTTTAGAAATGAGAAAAGTATTGGAAAGTCTTTGGCGTTTGGCGTGGCGTAATACCGAAAAATTTCGTTTGTTTTCTCTAATTTTTGCGATTTTTTATTCCATACCATTTCGTATCGTGGCCTTGTGAT